CAGATAAAATAATATGGGGAGCTAAAGTATCAATAAAATCTAAAACTTGAAAGAAAGCTTGTCTTAAATATAAATATCCCGCACCATTTGGTAGAGATAATACATTGTCACCATCATAGTTTTTACCCATGCTGGTATTCTTGTAAAGCTTTATGGCTAAAGGCATTACCATATCTTCTAATGCAGTTACAGTATCTATTGTAACATACTTGTATGGGAATCCTCCTGCTTTAATAGCTTTACCTGCATCAAGCAATTCCTGAAGACTATTAATCTTTAACTTTATGGCTTCTACATAGTCAGAACCATTCTCTAAGTCAAAGATTAGATTGTTATCTAGTCCGGCAAATGCAGTTGTTTTACCTGTCTTAGGCTTTGAATAGATTACTAATCTCTTAGGATTAACTCTTTCAGCCTTGACCTTTGTAGTTGGAAGTACTATACTCATTTTATCTTAGTTGCTAGTTTTTGAAACTCTGTTGCAATTCTTAGAAGAATGTCAGAAGCTGATTCTTCTACATCTAAACTTACTTCCTTAAGCTTTGGAATAAATTCATTCTCAAAGTCTGGAAATACAGATAGACTTACTTGCTCTTTAGGAGCTTCAGCTTTTCTCTTCTCATAAAGATTGTGTGTAATTTCAGAACCATCAGGCATAATAACCATTAACTCAGACAATGGAATTGTATAAGCAAAGTAATTATCACCATTAGAACTTGTACCTTCTTTTACATCATACTCTTCTGCAAAATAAGGATTGTGTTTGTACTTAAAGAGTGGTCTATCTTCAAAAGCATGTTCAATGCCTGTTTCTTTACCAAGTGCATCTCTCTTGATGTCAATAAACTCAATATAGATATCTTCTCCTCTCTTTAGTTCACCCTCAAATAACTGGACTTGTCTACCATACTTACCTTTCTGAAAGAAAGCAGTCTTGATAGCAAAGAAAGGATCAGTTACTTGAGCTTTACGGAATTTGTCCATGTGATGGGCAAAGAATTCCTTTTCTTTTTCTTTTCTACTCATACTTAAATTTTAATTGTTTTACTTGCTTGGGCTGGAGTTGCTATTTCAATAATCCTCATGGAGTTTCTATCAAGCTTGAAGAAGCTAATCCTAGTGGTACCATTTCTAGATTTAAGGAAGTGAAACACAAGAGTGTCTTCATCACTAATTATAAATCTCTCTGGACCATACTGTCTAATCTTTCTGATAGAGGGTTTATTAATACCCAAAACTACATCAGCATGTTGCAATAAAGCATCTGCTCCAAATAAATCAGAATCTAATACATAATTTCCATAGTCACCATCTTTAGATCTGTCTGGGTTATCTATGTTCCTGTTCAACTGACTTAGAATAAGAAACGCCACAGGATAATGTTTCTTCATATATGTCATGGCTTCACCAAGAGCATATAATACTTCAAACTTATCTTTCTGACCTTTACCTACTTTAAATAAAGCTGAGTGGTCAATAGTAACCAAGGCATTTGTGTAGTTACCTGCTTCATCCTTGTGAGCTTCCATATAATAATGTATAGTTGCACACATCTCATCTACAGTACACGGATCATATACCACATCAATGATGTCATTTCTAGAACTATCTTCATAGTACTGGACACATCTTAGATATAGATCTTTATCTACTGGTTCACCTTTACTCATTAATGTATTGTAATCAGCACCTGTATTCAGACTCAGCTTTCTGATTCCATTGGTCTCATCAAGCATTTCAAACTGGAACTTAAGTACTCTAAACTTATGGTCTTGATTCTCCTGAATAATATCAGAGATCAACTGTTCCATAAATAAAGTCTTACCTGTTCCCGGTCTAGCACCTACAACGGTGATAGTTCTCCATTCCAATCCATCACAGAAGGCATCATTAAATTTGGGCCATGAACTTTTAAGTGATTTTAGCTCACCAGATCTTCTAGCCTTCATCTTAAGAAGGGCTTTTCTAAGAGCGTCTCTTTCACTCACAGGCTTCAGAGCCCGGGCACCATTAAATAAATCTGCCATATACTTGGATTAAGTTGTTAGTTTACGTTTTACATCATTATAGATGAAATGGGATAAACCCACTATAAATTCAATTGCTATGAATTGTATGATGCTCATCTCTACAAGAAGCTTATCAATCAATATCCAAGAACAAAAACTTCCTGTTAAAGCAATGAAAAATAATTTGGTTTTAATCATACTATATGTTCTTTAAAGTAATTTGGTTCTTCATAATCATCTGCTTCAATCATATCACAATAAGTTGCCAGTGTAGAATCCCAGGTTTTATCTGTATTCTGTTTTCTAACAAAGTATTGAGAGTTACGCATGTAGTTGTATCTATTCATAGAATACTCATCTACATACCTGTCAGTAGCTTTTAACACAGTTTCCCATGAATAGCTAAAGTTCTCAAAGAACCATCTGAAAGCATTCTCAAGACCCTTAACATTTACTCTTGCAGGCACACCGCTAGGTAACTTACCCTTTGGAAACAATTCATTGTAAAGTTTAATGTTGTCTAGGAAGTCATCTCCCATTAGATTCTTAGATGTTTTCTTCTTGGATTTCTTGAAGAAGCCATCAATTTCTTCTATAAATTTAAGGCTATTCCCTGACAATTCCAAGGATTCCGTCAGGTAATTACCTGATAATAATCTAGAAACCTCAATAGAAGTATTGACTGATTTATCTGGGATAATGTTATTGTGTATACAATATAAAACATAAAATGAATTAGGTGTAAGCCCTATACTTATTAGTTTAGAAAATACTTCTTGCATTACCAGATAATTTTATAGTTGTATAAATGATGTACAGTATCCCGAACTTCACCAAAGACACCTTTAGAATCCCATTTGCTACCATTATATGCAGCACTTGCCGGATGTGAGACCATAAATTTAGTACAATTTTCTCCACACATGTCTGCCCACTCCTGAGATTTTTTACCCATATAGACATAAACTAGTCCAGGATGAAAATTCTTGAGATAATCAAATACATAAGCTACAAATGGAGCCCAGATTTCATAATGCTGACCAATCTTACCTACTTCAGTTGTAAGAGCTGTATTAAGCATAAGTATACCCTGTCGGGACCATTTTGATAGATCTAAAGGTCTTTCATACCCGTCCGGGTATAATTTCTCAACCTCATCATGGATGAATCTTAGAGAAGGTTGTTCTCTTTCAGATTTACTACAACTAAATGCAATGCCATCTGCTACACCTATTGTAGGATAAGGGTCTTGTCCTACCATAACTACTTTAAGTTCATTATATGGGCACTCCTCAAATGCTCTGAACACATCTTTCAATACAGGAGTAAACCTTTTACCATCATTTGATAGGTTATATAAATCAGTAAGAATCTTTTCAAATTCTAGACTAAATATAAAAGGTTTAAGAACTCTTCCCCATCCACTAGGTTCAAGTTTATTAAATATTTTTTGTTTATAATCATCAATGTCTATTATATTAGCCATAATCATGTATATTTGTTAAAAAAGTATAATATAATGGTCAAAGTAAAAGAAATAAAAGATGGTGCAACTCTAAACATTACAGTAAATAAGAATTTTTACATAATGTGTAAATCTCTTTCATTTTATCTATTCCAACAAATTGGTGAAAAACAAAATGAAGATTATCTTAAAGACATTATGAGTAAGTCTTATTCAGACTTAGATGACTTGCAAAAATCATTTTATACTATTGCTCTTTTATTAGCTGAAATTGAAGCACAAGCTAAAGATTCTGACCAATATGAAGAAAAAGAAATTCTTCAACCAAATGATGAAGGTTTCATTGAACCTACCCAAGATTAAGATTAAAATCTCTTCCAATCTCTACACAAGACTCTATAGCTAGAGCCAATTCTGATTTACTACAGTCAGCAAAAGATTTACAAATCTCTGCATCTCCTGCATCATAACAAAGACCTGCATGGGTCTTAATAATCCGTTTCATTTCATCAAAAGTATAGCCAGATTCCTGTGCTAATGTACGTATGCATGCATGTACTTTAGCCACCTGTGCTAGTGAGGCATTGTCAGAAGTTAAGCCCATAAAGACCTCAACCTGCTGTCCATCAGCAAGTTTATCAATGAAAATCTGAAAATTTAATTTTGATTTATCATCAGGATAAACTAACTTACCCCCACGTTTCACTAATTTAGTAGTAAACATAAGCTGATTTTTTGTATATTATTAATAGATATGGCACCAAAGAAAGGAAACCTAAATGGGAGAAGTGAAGATACTAATATTATATTAGATTATCTTGCTAAATTCCCAAATTCTCCATCTAAAACTCTTGCAAGAAAAATCTATGCTGACAATCCAGCATTTGCAAATCTTGAATCAGTTTATAGTAGAGTAAGATACTACAGAGGACAACTTGGTAGTACAAATAGAAAAAAACTATTTACTAACCACCTTCAAAAAGAACTTAAAGTTGAATTTACTATGAAAGAAAAATTCCTACCGGAGTCTTATGCAACCAAGCGTGATACTTTTATATTCCCATCAGGTTGCAACTCAGTAGGAGTTATAGGTGACCTTCATATACCATACCAAGATAATGATGCTATAGAAGCAGCATTTGATAAAATGGAAGAACAAAACATAGAGTCTCTACTTATCAACGGTGATATGTTAGATTTCTATCAGATGTCCTTCCATGAGAAAGACCCAAGAATGGTTCACTTTAAAGAGGAACTTGAGTCAGGTAGACAATTCTTAGATTACTGCAGATCAAGATTCCCAGGTATTCCTATTTACTTAATACCAGGTAACCATGAGAATAGATTTGAAAGATACCTTAGAGTTAAGGCATCAGAACTATTAGACATGGATGAATTCAGACTAGATGTACTTCTACGTGTAGCTGAATATGGTGTACAGTATATTCCATTTAGATCCAAAGTTGTATTTGGAGACTTCCTTATAGAGCATGGTGACAAAATTCCCGGTGCAGGTGGTGTAGTACCAGCCCGCACTGCTCTAATGAGATTAAAGACCAATTGTCTTATAAATCACTTTCACAAAACAAGCTCTAGCTCACAGAGAGTGTATGGTCCTGATGAGTCTACAACTATCCGTGGATATAGCCTTGGTTGCTTATGTGAACTTACTCCAGAATACTTAGAAATAAATGAATGGAACCATGGATTTGCTATTCTAAAAAGAAATGGTAACTTAGTGCAAGTTAGCAATTACAAAATAGAAGGTAACCAAATAGTCTAATGTTCCTACCAATAGAATTTACAGATGAGCACGGTCCATATATTGAGCATCTAAATGTTACTCATATAACCAGAATATCTTTTGTTAATCCCAGAAACCCTGATGCTGGCAGTAAGATACATCTCCGTACAGGAGAAATACTAAAAACTACCATGGCATTTGACCTTCTATCCCAAGCTATTGATGAAGCTTGGGAATCTGCATCTACTCTTATTCTATCTACAGTACTTTCTGAGAAGGCCAAACTCATGAAGAAGTCTGACCTACAGAATGAAGGAATAGAAGAGCTTGATCCTCTGACTGAGGCATAACTAAGCTTGCTTCTCTGTTAGTGTTTTAGCAATTAGTTTAGCTAGATAAGGACTGCACTTGTACTTATGCATTACATACCCTGCTATTATCTTAGGACTCATTATCTGAATGTCCTTGTTCTCTAGTCTTATTTCTTTGACTATATGTTCTTTAACTAGATTAGCCATTAGCTGGAGACATTGTTTGCATAAATACTTCATGGTTAAGTATCTCATGTGGATAGTCTTTGGCAATTTTCCAATAGACTTGGTTTACTTTACTATACTCACCATTTTCTTTGATTCTAAGATCTCTAAAGCTCTTAATTGATAGAGTAACCATATGAAGGTTCTCTTGATCTGAAGATTCTAACATTGCAATCATGTTCTTTATCTCAGTATCATTAATGTAGCCCATTCTCTTTAGCAGTTGTAACTCTGCCATATATACAAAAGGACGGAATGTCCCAACTTTACTACCCTTATGGTACATATACCACAGATAGTTTAAGTTTCTATCTACACTCTCTGTCAATTCATAATGTTCTTTTGCAATCTCTGCTGATAATTCCAGCATTTCATCCATTATTTTCTTTTCCATTATATTATCTAATATTAAATCATCAAGCTTTCTATCGGCTTTACTCATTCCATAAATATCTTCATTTATTAAGGCATTAACAATTCTTGGATCATCAATAGATCTAACAGAAATTTTAGAAAATGTAACGGATAGTGTTCCATGGAAGGATCCTATCATGAAGTTCCTGAAATTGTCTAATATAGTCTGCCTTCCTTCTGTGTTCATATCTAACATTGGTACCACCATACTGAGAAACTTTTGATTCTTGAATTTTTGGAGTCCATAAGAACTCTTCACCTGGTAATTTATTTGCTACATTATACCAATGCTTTTCTTCATTATGAGTTAAAAAGATTACCTCAGCTTTAACTCTTGTAAGATCCCAACCATGACTTTTTGCCATAAAAGCAACACTTTTAAATAAAGTTTCATAATGCTGTAACCAGTTGTCATGTACAATAACAGGACTAAAGTTTAAGTGAACATCATATCCGGCATTTAAAAACTGGGTTATTGCTAAAAGTCTTTCATAAATAGTACTTGTATGAGGTTCAAGGAGTTTATGTAGCTCAAAGGGCATTAGACTAAATCTAATCCTAACTTTACCTTCAGGATTAAATGCAAGTAAGTCTCTGTTTACATGCTTAGTAGCAAATGAACCCATAGCAAGTGGATGATCTCTAAAGAACTTAAAGATAGTTTCCCAGTCATGATACTTAGCATGTAGAGCAAAGTCCTCATTGCAACTGATATCATATGTAATATAATCTCCAGTCTGATTTGGCTTCTCTACATCTGCAAAGAATGCATGGGAATTAATTTCTGTCAGGATATCCATAGTATTTGTAGCTATGGTTAATCCTTCCGGCTTATGTCTCTTCATATAACAGTAAGTACAGTTATACAAACAACCATGACCAAAGGACGGACTGATATAATCAGTTGACCGTCCTGAAGGCCTAATAATCATACTCTTTCTAGTGACTTTCTCTACAACTGACATAATTTCTTAATCCGCTGCACTTTCCTAACACATGTAGAAATTATCACTTTAGAAAGTTAATGTAAGCTTGCGCACCTTTTCTTGTACTGTATATTACATCAAATCCTGCATTGTTCTTAATATTCTTCCAAAAGAACCATAAAAACTTCTTCTGTACAAGGTAGTAGATTTGATAACCTTCTATTCTTTCTACTATTCTGTAATCTTTCTTGTTTACACTCATCATTCTAAATCTAAATTATAATCGTTTAATATTTCTCTAATTCTTGTTCTAAGATCATCAGCTGCTTCAATTTCTTCTGAAGTAGCTTCACGGTTATTAACCTGACCGTGTTTTATTATACTTCTGAGATCTTGGTCAAGACGCCACATAGCCATCTTCCAATTAGGAGCATCTAATGCTGTTCTAGCTTCTTCAGAATCTTCAATGGAATCAAACTCAAATATTATCTTTCCCATTTGTTATATCTTTCAATTGGTTCCATATAGATTCAGAGTTCTCTCCCCAGTACATATCACAAGTAAACTTATTATCTTCTGTTTTACCAGGAGCTTCAAAGAAATAACTTTGCATGAACTCACTCTTGGGAGCTGTAAATCTATAACATTTTTCTTTAACAGGGCAATTAGTCCCTGGACAACATGTAATATCAGCCATTATAAGAAGTAATTAAATAATATATGACCGAAGCCAATACCTGCTAAAAAGTAAACAAGATTGTTTACCCATTTTGGATAATTATCCATGTTAGAATAAATTAAAAATTGTCTGAATAGTAACACCAATAAGAACCAATGATACAATACCTACTAACACCATAGTAATATATGCTGCTATTTCTTCTCTATGTTCTCTTTGATTTTTCATATTAAATCTTTTTAAGTATTAAACATCCATCTTTATCAAGTTTTGGTACTGATTTATAAGTTGTAATTTTATCTCCACTACCTTTAACTCTTTTTACTGCACCAACCACTTTTGTTTTGTCAACAACTTTTTCCATCTCAATCTTAACTTCAATTTCTGTTGGTTGTTGTAGGGATTTTATTAACCTATTCATAGATTGACCAAAAGTTTCATTAAGTACAACTTCATCAGGAGAAGTAAAATTAGAGCCAGCTATAAAAGCTCTCTTCATATCCTCCAAAGTAAACTGCTTGTCTTTATTCAACTCCATTGCTTTGTTGCAGCCATTCCTAAACCCAAGTCTGTATGGAGCAACTTGTGAGCTTTCAATTACAAAGTTCTCTTTAAATTTAGCATCTTCTTCAGCCAACTTCTCAACATCAACTACTCCAAATATCTCATCGCAGTTTTGTTTGGATATTTTGTATTTAGTACTAGCTCCTGACTTATCTAGTATTAATTGTTGTGAAGGAGAACAAGTAGCTTCAAGCAGTCTTCCTTGTGGTTGCTCTATTCCTAGATTATAACCATCTTCTCTTTTAATCAGTATTGCTTTCATAGTTTAAATGCTTTAATAGTATCTACAAAAGGATCACCTTCTATGTTCTTAACTAAGTCTAACATTTGCTGAGCCAATTCTCTCACCTCAACTTGAGCATGCTCAGAGTTTCTAAGTTCTTGAAAATGTGCAAAAGACCTCCAATTAAACATAAGATCCATAGTAATCTGTGAGTTAAAGGTCTTGAAGAATCTTGCAGATTCCTTAGCTCTCTTGCGACCAAGTACAGGAGTTAATTCTTCTAAACACTGATGATAAAGCTCATTGCTTCTCATAGTGTGTTGATGCAATAACTCTTGCCAGTCTTGTCCTACTAATCCTCCATCACCAGCATTGGCCCAGTCAACAGGAATGTAACTTTTATCTTTCTTTAGCTCTTTATATCTAGCTGACTCACCATTAATAGAAACTCCAATCCTATGCTTTAAAAGATGGATGTGAGTAGCCTGGTCCACAGTTACTAAAAAGTGCAGTGAAGACTTCTCAAATGGAGTATGATGACCTTCTGAGGCCAACATTTCTAAGAGCTTAGGTATGCGCTCAAATTTATCTGGTGATAAATCTCTGGAGGTACTAGTCCATGCTGACAATGCATGTACAATATCAGACCCATAGTATCCTAATAATTCTACTGTATTTTTCATGCTTCTTCTGTATAATTTTCTACTATTTCATAGTGAGACATGCGCCCACAATTAACACACTCTAGCTTATTAGATGATACATGATGTACTGACAATGATTCATGCCCACATAAGTCACACTTAATAAGAGCACTTATCCATCCTGTTTCTAGTTCACTCATTTGTCAATGTGTATTAAAAAACTTATTTTCCTATTCAATGTAGGATACTGGCTCAATAACCATAAAGTTAATTGATCTTGTTCTATTCCATCAATATGAAACTCTGCATAAGTATGTATTTTATGTCCTTGCAAGACTGGGTCCTGTTGTAAATGCTCTGGAATCTCTGACAACTTAATTACTGATTTTGTTATTGTCTTCATTGTTCTTGTGCATCATTATATAACATATACACCCTTTCTAAAATCTCTTCTTTGAGCTCATCTGTTAATGTTTGTAAATCCAAATCATTTAACCATTGTTCAAAATCTTCCATTGTTCTTGTTGTTTAAAATTTAATTTGTTTTTTACTTCTTAAGTATTTCAAGTGTAATTCTTTCATTGTTCTTGTTGTTTAAATGTTTCGTTAAAGTATTGTTCTGATATTTCTGTAGTACCAATAGAACTTCTATATCCTTGATAATGAGCATTTATAATCTGCTCCTTATGCATTTCTTTGGCTTTATCAATGTCATATTGATATATAGCACCTTGAAGCGCATACATGTGCAATAAGTATTCTACTGCTGTTTTCATTGTTCTTGTTTAAATAGTTCAAGTTCTTCAATTACATCTTTTAAGTTTTCAATCACTTCATTTATTTCAAGTAAATCACTTTTAAAAATAGTAGTTTCAATTTCATTTACTTTTAATTCTAAAAATGCGTGTGTTCTTTTTATTGTTACTTTCATTGTTCTTGTTGTTTAAAATGATTAATAATTATTCGTGTTTTACGCATCCACAGCCAACGCTTAAACTTAAACCATCTTCTTAACTTCTTATGCCAATGGTCGTCCTTTAATCTTTTAGCCGCTTCTTTTATCATTGTTTTTGTCTTCTTAGTTCTGCAAGTAAAGCGTCTGCAAACTTTACGGCCATGATATCAATATCTCCCCTGTAATCAGAGGCTAACATTCCCTGCATTGCCAACCCTGCAAAGTATTCACGCTTGGTTAGGCCTACAAATTCTGTTTCTTTGTAATATGTAGGTGTAATTGGTTGTTCTCCATTTTTCATTGTTCTTGTTGTTTAAAGGTTAATAAAATTCTTGTTTTACGGTGTAGCCACTTTTATTTGTTCTTTCCCAACAAAATATAACACTTGCACCCATATTAAATTGGTATCTATTTCTATACCAAACACCACCCCGAAACTTTCTATACCATTGAAATCTGCTCATATCACTTTGTTTTAAATGTTTTATTAAAGTATTCTTCTGATTTTATTTCTTCTGTCAAAAGATTGAAATCTTTTATTCCATATTCTCCATTCCAACCTTCCGCACTTGCCATAAAACCATTATTTCTTGCCTCAATAACCTGCTCCTTTTCCATTTGTAATGCTTGTTCAAAGTATTCAGATAAGTCAGAATCTTCATACCATCTTGCCAATAATTCTTTATCAACACTTTCAAATACAATTTGTGATTGCAACCATTCTACTGCTGTTTTCATTGTTCTTGTTGTTTTGAACTTGCCGGAATTTCCGGATAGTTGGATTTTTTAAAGGTTACTTTACATCTTTCACAAGTGGAATTACTTGCAATTCTATTGTCCAAAGGCACATAACCAAACTCTTCAATGTAATCATTCATTGAGGCAGTCCATTTATGCCATCCAAATAAGCATAGTATTCTTTTCATTGTTCTTGTTTAAAGGTTTGGTTATAGTAATTCTCTGCCGTTATATTTACACCATCAAAATAATCAGCGCCAAAAATATCTCCTTGGGTAAATGCTGACATAACTTGTTCACGGTGCTTTTCTAATGCTTTTACTATGCATGGCTCATCCATTGCAACATTGAGCCCCGTCAACTTATTTATTTCTTCTACTACAAATTCTACTGCTGTTTTCATCATTGTTGTTTAAGTATGTTAGTATATCTCTTACCTTTTAACTCATCAATAGATATAGGTCTATAATCAATCAAATGAGCATCTACATTAAAGTACTTATCTAATGTTGGAGCCGGTTTACTACCTTCATCCGTGTATGCATTACTGACTATAACTTCCTCAAGTTTATTTACATGATGAATATGTGCATGAATATTTCCCCGGTAGAACTGTACTTCATTAGGATGGATAGGTACATGAGTAACAATAAATCCTTTGTAGTCTACAGCTCCGGCAACACCATCTACATAAAGTAGTAGCTCTTTAACATTCTGATGTCTATCATGATTACCAAGAACTACTATCTTCCTGCCATTTAATTGGTCTAGCTTATAGTAATCTAAGGATTTCTCCATAGTAACATCACCTACAATATAGGTAGTGTCTCTTTTAGATACCATTAGATTCCATCTTTTAATAAGATGCTCATCATGCTCTTCAGCATTATCAAATCCTCTATGCCTTGCTATACTAGCATGTCCTAAATGTAGACATCCTATGAACCTAACTATACTCATTTTTATGTGTTTTTAACAGTGTTGTCTTAATCCATCTTTTTGTGAAAAAATCACATTTTATGCTGGTTTTAACCCACATAATCGGATATTAACCGGTTAAATAGGTCAAAAATGACACTTTTTTGTGATTTACTTATCCTCAATATTAAGGTATCCAATAATAATACCTACACCTGTAAATGTACCCACAGTGTAAACTATTTCAGCTTTACCAATAGGTTCCCAATTACATGTACACATCTTGTATATACATCTGATTTCTCCAAAAAGTGCGGCTGCACCAAGTAAAATTGGTAATAATGTTATTAGAACTACCCCTGCTTTATTTTTCATTTCTTGTGTTTTTGTAATCAATAATAAATCCTACTGCTACAATAATATTCATACCCATGGACATGAGTATCTCATGTATGTCTTTGTATACATTCATACTAAGGTGTACATGACCTACCATCCAAAATGGTATGGACAAGTTTTGGCTTATCCATACCAAGGTATATCTAATAAAGTGTCTCAAGGTTTAGCAACATAATTTACAGCAGCTGTTGAACCGCTCATAGAATATGTATACAATGTTTTAATTGTTTCAGAACAATCAAAATCATTAATTCTAATTTTTATTGTGCTGGCAGCTTTAAAGTCAGCATAAAAATCTTCATTAAGTAAATCTACAGATATAACAGCAATAGGATCTTCATCACCATATAATGGACATGATCTTCCGTATTGCTTATTTACACCATTTACTTGAAAAGATAGTTCTACAAATACAGGACCATCCCCACAGTAAGCTTCACCACCTACAAAGAAGACAACATCATCATCAACATTCTCTAACTTAAGATATACAGACTTCTTTTCACCTGTATATGCAATCTTAGATGGAATATCAAATCCATTATCTAATTTGTTTGTCATCCATTGTGCATTAGAAGTAAAACTCAATGCAATAATTCCTACTAATAATAATCTTTTCATAATTTAATTTTTTGTGTTGTACAAATGATTTAAGTAACCTAATTTCCAACCTTTTGCAGTCTTAGACCAGTCCTTAACTTTTACAAATTTATAAGTTTCTTTTTTCTTTGTAACTGGTTTAGGTCTAGTAAGATATGCAATAATTGGTATCCATATCATGAGGCTAAGTACAATTATAATTCTAGTCTCCTTCCTCATTATTTATCCTTTGGATATCTTTTTGCAATTTCTCTCTGCTCTGATCTTCTGAGTTCTTCTTCCCAGAAGTCTTGAGCTTGTGCAACCTTTGCAATCTCTCTTGGATTTTCTTGTTTAACTCTGAATAGTCTAATTTTCTCTTGTTCTCTTTCATACTCTTCCCAGTTATAAATTTGTAACTCTTTCATTTTAGCCATATCAGCAAGAGTCATTTCTTCTGGAACTTTGCCCATATTCTCTTGCATGATCTGCATATAAACTTCTTTCATTCTGCCCATAATTTCATAGATTTTTCAAGTAAATGTGCAACTGTAGTTCTAACATCTTTATGCCCAAATAAGTCTCTAACTAAAGTCAGCTTTTTAAATAGTTTATCATCAACAGTTATTTGTATTGTTCTCTGTCTTTGTGATTTAATAGCATGACTTTTACTAAAATCAAAGGGAAACAATTGAGCATATACATATACATTTTCTTTATATGCAGCATCATCTTTAAATTGAACTGGCAATCTTCTATTGTAGTTTACCTTTTCTCTTTTAAGCCCTGTTAATTTTGCAATTGTATGTTCAGATAAACCAAATTTTTGATGTAGAATACCAATTAAATAGCTTCTTTGATCAACAACATTTCTCTTGCGGGTCTTTTGGTCTAGAGAACTAAGTTCTTTGATAATTTCTTCTTTAGTATACTCTTCCATAATTAAATTAATTCTAAGTCAGCTTCTTTTACTACTTCTTCTTCTAAGTTAGCAACCTGATCATCTAATGGTACAAATCTATCAGCATCATAGTATTCATATGGAAAACAGTCAGCAGACATTTGTACCTCTTTTAGAAGTACACCGTATCTGCCATCCTGTAATCCCATCTTTACTACTTTGATAATAGTATAAGTTTCTCCTTTTTTGATCCATTGCGCAATAGGAATCTTAGCAGGCTTATTGCTGCTGTTCAGGCATATCACCTTCATACTCTTCCATTTTTACTTTTAAACCAAGAGCTTCTAAAGATTCTCTCATGGTTTCAATCTGAGCCCAACATCCATGTTTAATAGTACACTTGCCCGCAAGGTCAGCAACTAGAGCACACTGTTCTGCTTGTTGTGGTTCATGTCCACAGTATTTGATCAAACAAGCCATAACATAAGAAAAGCTGTTTTTATCATCATTGTACAATATAAGTTTATGATCTTCTGGTAGTTCCATTTTACTAGTTCAATTTTAAATTATAATCCATCCAGAGAATTTTACTCTGATCAAATCCTTCAAGAGCTTCTTTAACCCATTTCTCATCCACAGTATCCATATAACAGAGTATATGTACAATAGCTTTTTCATCTGGATTAAGGCGGAGCAATCTACCAATTCTCTGTGCTGCTTTTCTCTCATTACCATATGCATGCATAATGATACCTTGTCTTAAATCAGGTATGTTAATACCCTCATTCAACTGCAGTACACAAGATAGTTGCTTGATCTTACCTTCTTTGAATAATAACAAGTTATCTTCAGAACTCTTATTACCACTGTGATAACTATATCTGCATAGTTTATCTGCTTGATCCTGAGTATTGGCAAAGACAATACACTTAGAATTAATACTCTCTAGTAATTTCTTGGTGTATTTCTCTTTAGTAGAATATTCCATGAGAGCTTTCATTCTCATAACCCGGAGCATATGCATGTTACCAGAACCTACATCAATTCTTCTAGACCAGTAAATATAATTATCATACTCTGAAGTAACAAAAGATTTATTCTTCATTACTGCTTGATAACCTTTGCACTTGTTTAGTTCAAGCTCGTGTACAACAATCTGGTAATCATTAATGATACCATTCTCAATAGCATCATCAGCTTTAAAAGTATAAACTACAGGACAGAACTGACCAACCATTATTCCTTTCTCAGAACTGCTGTGTTTAGGTGGGGTACCAGTTAAACCTAGTATCCCACCTTTGTACACATCAAGAAATGTTCTATGAGAATCAAGAAGAGAATGACATTCATCTAAGTATACATAATCATATTCATTTGGATCTCTTTTTGATAAACCAATATATGTAGAGAAAGTAATTCTCTTTAACAAATCTTGTTTACCAAACTTTACAGCATCATCAGACCAAGACTGAAAGATAGATTTCTTTGGAGCAACTACTAATACATTTTGCATAGCATTAGTATTTCTCTCCATGTGTAATAGGCCAACAAGGGTCTTACCGACCCCTGTACCTAATACTACGGAACATCTCCGTCTCCCTTCTGTTGCCTTTAATGCTTCTTCTTGAATCTCTTCTCTTTTCATTATTTAGTTAAATTGAAAATGTTTTTGCTAATAAATGCTTCAGCAGCACCTGTATCACTCATAGCTTTAACAGTCTTAATATGCTTATCAAGATTAGCTAATGCTTTGTTGTGATCATAAGTACCCCAAGCACGCATAAATACTTGTAAGAATTGGTGCTTAACCCAACGGTCAGCTCTACCAATCTTTAAAAAGAAATCATTGAATGCTTTAGCCATTTCTTGTGCATCAGGATTAGTAATTCTAAACTTACCTGACTTTAACAATTGGCTTCCGGATACAACAGCAGAAGTACCTTTTGTACATAATGCAGCCAACATTAATGGCTCAATGTCATACATAAGGCGTAAGTTAAATAAAGTATTGTAATCAGGAATGTGCATCTTAAATGCATTAACATAGTTTAATAATGTCCATGACTTAGATGAATTGTTAAGCATGGCCATTTTATTAACCAAGTCAATGTCATTATCTGTATCAATGACAATATAAGGAATCTCTAAGTCTTCTGCACAAAGAGCTTTAAATAGATGTTGACCATCTATAACGTAGATTCTCTCTGTACCATCAATAAACTTGACTTTAACACAGATAACAGGTCTTATAACACCCATTGATCTAATACTTGCTACCATCTTCTGAACATGCTTAGAATCTGTGATTCTGTTAATGTTCTCAAGAAAGTAAAACTTGTTGTAGTCTTTGCTAAATTTAATTTTCTTCAATAGTGATAAAGCATTTTTTAAATCATTTTTCATAATCATAATTTTTAATCAATAAATAAAATCATTTTAACCAGCCTAATACTCTGGCTTCTGCAGGGTTATTGTGAATATGGTTATGACAGTTCCTGCATACTGCTAACCATGTACTTTGTACCAAATAGAAAGCATCTCTGTTAGAGCCGGCAAATTTATGGTGCACATCAGTACTACCATTCATACAGCCGGCTACAGAGACCTGACATATTGGATTTTCAGTAAGAAATCTTTCTCTCAGTTTGAGATACTCAAGATCTTTCTTTTTCTTTTTAGAAGAAACCTGAGGGACTTTGTAGTCGTTTGGTTTCTGTGTACTGTCACTATTAATGGCTTTTTGGCAACTCCAGCAATATTTACAGTATTTAAATCCCTCATGGTTCTTCCATATGACAGTCTGTTTACCACAGGCGTCACATTCTTTAAGCTTTGACTTCATATTTTAATCTAGGTAGTGCTAATGGTGCATCTTTTAAATCTAAAAAGTTTTTTGGTAAGATACCTTCAGCAATAAAGATAGCAATAATATCTTGCTTCTCAATACCTAAATCTTTAAAAGTTAAAGTGTTCTTAAACTTCTCATCTGTCTCAGTATCAGCCAATAAAAACTGAGTAATGGGACTATTTGGGAAGAAAGTATTAAAGATTGCATTAGAATACTGAATGGTTACTTGTTGCTTAAACTTATTAAGTGTAACTTGAGCACGCTTGTAAACATTAATAATCCTTTGCTTTTTCTTACTACACATAGTAGCAAGTTCTTTCTCTGTCAGAGCATCTAAACCATAAAGTGCTCTCTTGTAGAGATAATTCTGATAGGCTGTAAACCCATCTTGTTCATACTGTACATAAGTCTTACCTGCATACAGTTGGTAATTTCTTACCTGTTCTTTTAGCTTTTCCATAATATACATTGGTTTAATCATAAAATAGAAAAGGGGATATTTCTACCCCCTAATCACATCAATCAACAACTTTCTATCCGTTGATAGAAAACTCTTCATTAGGTTTCATTGCAGAAACTTTCTCTTCTTCTTTGTAAGCATTACGTAATTCAGATACATTATCATGTTGTACCCAAGTATCTGGTGCTTTGTCATTAAATGTGAATCTAGTTCTACGGTAAATAGGTGCACCATCTACACGGCATACAATACCTGTTTTACCTGCAACTTTAAGATCACGTTCAGGATTCTTTTTGTTAAATGGAGTCAATGACTCTTCAATAACAACTTTACCTGGAATTTCTTGACCTTCATAAAATGCTGCCTCCTTTAAGTCATCAATAGGAGCAGTTACTAATGCAGTAACAGGTCTTGCACTTAAGAAGCCAGTCTTTTCATCAGTTAGAAATCTTGTTTGTTTAACCCTGATGTATCCAAACTCAGGATTCTTTGATAGGTTAATAACGCTTTTTGTGGCATCATCTGCCAATACAATAACTTTTGTATTCATAACAATAAATTAAATAGTGAATGAAAATGTGAGTAGATTACTATACTATTAGTTACTCTAGCTAATAGTAAGTGTTTATTGCTAATGCAATATTATATATCAGAAGGACTAGATAAATCTATTATGTCATCAAATGGTTCATCATCTGATGCTCTTTCCTCTAAACCATCATCATCAGGAAAATAGTCAAAGTCATAATACTGCTCTTTAGTATTTTCTAGAACTGCTGAATCAGCAAAAGGATTTAGAATGTGCTCGCCAAAGTCAATAGACATAAGATACTGAATGTCTTCAGGGTTGAGCTCAAGATATTGCTCAATGGTTATATGAATAACCTTACCGTTTGGCAGCTGATATAACATTCTATACACATAAAGTTTAGTAAATGTATGATATTAAATCTTACATAGCTTAAACTAGTGTTTAAAATCTGACATTATATAGCTAATCAAGGAAAAAGGGAGGGATTAATAGTCCCTCCCATGCTCCTTTGTTAGGAAAAGCATACCAACAGATATACTATCTTTAAAGCTCTTCTACAACGCTTAGTACTTGATTGTAAGCTACAAACCCTGTATCTTCAAATGTTTTATCATTATCATCTACATTCATAAAGTTTACAAGATATGTAGTGTAATCACCAAAACCCTTAAACTCCTTGATTAGAGCAGTAGCATGTCCACTAATATTAAGCAGACCAAGTTTTTTCATACCCTCTACATTGGCTTTATAACTCAAATCACGTGGATTTACTGTAATCATAGTACCATTAGGTAATACTTCTGGTGCAGCACCCATAAAATATGTTTTAAAGAATATAGATGATAGTCTTTCATTGGGTGCAATAATACTTGTTAGTGCTTTTGCTATCTCTACTCTATTAGGATGATCAATGATCTTCTTAATAGCATTAAACATATCTGTTTCTTCTAGTTCTAGTTTAATTTTAGTCATTTCTCCTCCTATAATCTCTAATTTTACTTAACAAAGGTTCATTAAAGTTAGTGAACCACTTTTCCCCGCCAATCTTGGTACCTACAATAGGAGTATCGGAGGATAGGTAATCTATCCTCCTTGCTCCTGTTCTAATAGGTTGACCATTATTGTCCACCAGATTGAGCTCAAAATTGAACCCAATAACTGATGTAAAGATCTTACTCTCCATGATTGATTCCACTTAATATAGCAGACAATGGATTATTAGCCATTTCCTTAAGCTTAGCCATCATAGAAATAGTAAATACAACTTCATTGATATGCTTACATCCAGCAACAGCCTCTTTACAAGCAGAACTATATAAGTCCTCAGCCTTGTAGCTATTAAAAGCTAATTTCATTAGCTCTTCTCTTCTTTCATCTGTAATTCCAAGCATCTCTTGGAAATCAGTTCTATCCTCACCAATAATAAGTACTTCAAACTTACTATCCTTTGGATAAGTTTTTTTCTTGTTGAATAGTTTTCCTAACACATTCATAATCAGAATTTTAAGTGAATAAATAAGACATAAAAAAGCCCCTAATTACTTAGAGGCTTGGTGATCCTGACAAGATTCGAACTTGTGGCCTACTGCTTAGAAGGCAGTTGCTCTATCCAGCTGAGCTACAGGACCATTGTTACTATGACATCATATAGATAGTCATACCAGTAACAAAGATAATAAATCCTACTAGCATAAGCTTAAGTGGAAACATTCCTAGTTCATGTTCAAGTTCATCAATCTCTTGTTCAAGTAGATACTGTTTGCACTGTAAATCATTAACATGATGGTACTTCATATCAGGGTCTGCATCAGAAACTTTTGCTTCTGCAATTTCCCATTCTAATTCAGCCCACAGAATCTTTAAATTCCCTAAGTGTTCTTTCTTTTTTCCTAACATAGTTCTACAAGTTATCTCTTTCTAATACAGCAGGAATACTATCAATAGGACAGAAGTATGTGTGTCTATCTAATCCTTCAATAATTGCTGAATTACCCTTTAGCTCAATAAAGTATTCAGTGTCCACATGTCTTGTGCGGTGTTGTGTTAATGAACTAATTAACCAACCTCCAAATAGTCCTAATGCAAAGTAGGACACTACAAATAAACTGTTTCTCTTTTCCATAATTTTTAAATTGCATCAAAGTTTGGTAAATCAGAATCAGTAACTAATTCATCTAAGAATTTAGTTTTCTGATCTATTAGTCTTTCAATCTTAGCATCAAGTTTTACTATATGAAAGTCTCTAAGAAAAGAATCAATACGGCTATGGTGTACAATACCTTCAATTGCTTGACCATATTTGCCATTATCCCAAGTACAAAGACCTGGATATTTCTTTACTAAATCTAATGCTTGTTTATTAGATAGTTTAACATTAAGCTTAACAAGGGTTTGTCCACCAAAAGATGTGTAACCAAAAGGAATTTTGTTTCTCATGAGTATATTTTTTTAGTTGAATAAAATAGTCTCCTAGTGATAAAGATATATAGCCAAAGACAAATTCAAAATCTAAGTCAAAGACCTTCTCTTCTTCAAAGGCAAAAACAAAAACTAAGTCTAGAGTGTGTCAGCCAATTTGCAAGTGTATCTGCAATAACCTGTCTGACGGAGAGTTCTATCTCAGTAAAGTTTGAAGAGAAGCGGTTCATATAAGATGATTAATAAATCTTAAGAATGTAAGGGCGCATAACCCGTTCTTGCTATATCTTTTAAAATCTTTATCACTAGGTGTAAAGAGCAAGAGAATCAGCTTCTGCTTATCTCTTGCTCACCTATAAGTTCCTAGTTCTCAGGAATAATGAACATGTCAATTACACTTTGAAATCTAGGATCAACACTAATTCTTAGTGCAGCAGCATCTTTAATTGCCTTCTCACGGTTGGCATTAAAAGATGAATTCTCAGCTATGAACTGAGAGCGGTATGTATTCATAGCAGCTCTGTATTCTTCATTAATACGTTGCTCCTCTAATTCATAAGCTTTTGCTTTATCAGCATTTTCTTTCTGAATACGTGCATTCTCATCACTAACCAAGTTTTTAACCTTGGCTTTGTAATAGTTTACACGTTGCTCATAAGTTCTATGCTCATTAGCAATTTGCTCATGAGTAGCAAGCAACTGCTGTGCAGTATGATGCTTCTGAATCTTAACTGGTGTTTTCTCACCATCTTTAACATTCATCCACTCAATAGCAGGAAGATCAGCTAACTGCTTACGCATCTGAGTCAACTTACCACCTTTGTGGATGAATTGACCAAGATGAGCAGCATATGCTTCAGCAGATAAGTACTCATTATACTCACTAGGAGTAAGCTGAGACCAACCCCAATTCTCACCTACAGAATTACTGATGTGAAGATCCGGATACTCTGGACGCTCAGGCTCTACAAGATTAGAGCTATCAAATCTAGAACTTTCTAATTCTTGAATGATATCACTCTTCTCTTTAATAGCCTCCATCAAGAATGCTTGAGTAGCATGCAATTTAGCTTTCTCTTTGAGTAACTCAAGAACTGTAGATGGCATAGCATATGCAGACTCTAAGTCAAATGTCTCACCAGCAATCTTAATTGATTTACTAGAGACATTGTAAGAGTCTAACTCACGTTGCATTTCTTGTGCACGTTGGTTGCACAGGTTAGAAATAGACTGTGCTTGGGACATAGAAAGTCCTTTTGTAGATAAATTTTTCATAATCAGAATTGGTTAAAAATAAATAAATAGAAAATAAATAGATAAATAGTGTTGGCTCCCAGATCTTCTCAGCCCCGCACTATAAACGGACAATCTTTTTGTTCTCATAAAGATAGATTTATCCTGCGCTCACCACAGTGCCATTCCAATAGTATTGCTACTACCCAGAGCCATGCGTCCTCTGTATTGTTAATAAAAATGCATGCCTATTTCATGGTCACATGCTCCCAATAACCCCTCTGCACTCAGTTTCCTACCTACCTATTTGTCACATAATAGGAATTATTAGTTCTTAGAAACTGCTCACCCTTGGGAAGTAGAAATGGTACATTAGTTCAGTCCTTAAGGCATATGGACTAAAACCTGCATTGACTACTGAGCTATGCTAACGCCAGTAACTTACTGGATAGTTGCCTGGTTAAAGGAAAGGCAACAATACTACTTTTATAACTTTGCTTGACATCAACAACCCCCTCAAGTATAAATACTTGTATGTAAACTGTATAGAGTGCAAAGGCCAAAAACTCCCCCTCAGTTATTTACAGTTGATGTGCTAATTTCTTGGTGGTAATGCTTCTACCTGAGCCATTACATCTGTGACATTATCAGGAGTTAAATACCCCATAACATCATTAGTAATCGGAGTATCATATACCAACTGAGATTCTTTATCTTCAGGAGCCATGTATACAACAGCCAACTCATATAGTCCATCTCTACCACCATAAGTATAAGGACCACGTACTACTGACACACCATAATGGTTGTCAAAGATGTGAAAGGCTTGTTCTCCTAACTCATCAGTTGTAAATTTTAAATTAGAAAAAGTCATAATCAATCTTCTATGTCTTCATTATACTTAAACTGACCAGTTTCAAGATACTGGACTATCTCTGCTTTGTAAGCATACTCAATTCCCGCAGAAGGAACTGAGTATATAGTTCTACCATCTACATTGTCCGTAGCAATAATATGACCGGAGTGTAACTGTAGAACAAACATCAAGTTTGCTAATAGTAAATACATAGTATATAGTATTAGAATTGTAGTGCTAATAAGAGAGTTTCTCTAATAGCTTGTAGTTCTTCAATAGAACTATTTTGAAGTACTTTTTCTTCATGTGGAGTTACTTCATCTCCTGTTAATCTCACTGAGAGATCAATAATCTGTTGAATCATGTGTTGAGCAATCATAAGTATATAATTAAGGGTAAATAATCAAAATAAATAGACTACTCTGCAAGAGAGTAGTCCACTTTAATTCCTGTAACTCCTATTGCTTCCATTTCTTGGATAGCATTAGCTAACTCTTTATCTTTCTCTGAAGATATAAAGCAAAAGTCTTGGTTCTCAACATTCTTAATGCCTTGTTCCATTAGTTCTTGCATAAGTGCGGGTGAAAAGGTAAATTCCATTTTATATAGTTTAGGGTAAATAAACAAAATAATGAGCAGTTTAATATCTTACTCAGGATAGTAGTCTGGATTGCTAATCCATAGTATAGGGAATTACATACTCAAAGCAATAAGAGTAAAACCACTGACTGTGTTTCATGTAATCTGTACCTATCATTTGTTCAAGGTTACTGATTAGTATAATTCCGGAAGATGTTACTGTGCTCTTCTTACTGTATATAGTAGTAGTAATAGTAATAAGTATAGTATATATAGAGATAATACATATAGAGCTATGTTAGTACTCATGTTAGCTATATATACTAGTAATATATGCCTAAAACACTCATTTTGTACCACTTACTATGACCGTAATAATAGGAAGTGTTTTTCTGCCACACTAATTGCCTCTCATTCTCACAAAAAATTACCACTGATAATCAGGCAGTTAGCTTAAGTTGGTCTCATTTCTGTATATATAGAGTACAAGACAAACTAACAGTACTATTACTTACTGTGACCGACACAGTACACCGCATCCTCCACCGCAGTTACAAGCGGCAACCAAGCCTGAGCCTTTAGGCTCATACACCATGGGTCTGTACAAAAAGAAAAACCCTGCACTTCCGTGCAAGGTTCTTCCCCCAAGAATTACTTCTTCTGAACTTTGTCAAAATCAGCAATCTCCAACAATGACATATCAATGCCAAAGTCTTCCGCAGTAGCTTGAGTAGCTCTGTCAAGGTGAGATAATACAAGCAAAGGTAATTTACCTGCTACTTGAATGATTTTGCCAAGGTACGTAGTACCAACAGACATCCCGTAATTGTAGTTGCTTTGGTATACCAAGCATCCACGTTTTACAAGATCACCCGCAACATTCTCATACTGCACAGTAGCAGGATAGAAGTTGGTACCTTTGCTGTTAGGAATAGCATCTTTAGCAATTGAGATTAACTCACCTTGCATAGAAGCAACTAACATCTTCTCACCCGTGTTTGGGTTTGTTTCTAATTTAAAATCATACTTTGCCATAATGATGGGGTTTTAAGTAATTAATAAATAAACAATAATCCCTAACAGTTAAAAGCGGCAAATAAGCCTGTTGCGCAGCAACATTCACAATGGGTCAATCAGAGTTAGTATAAGAGCACTATGCTCCTATACTAAACTCCAATGTTGGAAGCTCACGTACTTTTGTTAAAGGTTTAATGTTCATAAAAACAAGATTCTTATAAATCTTACTCCTATAAAGCTTACTCCCATCAACAGTTTCCACTTTAACAATACAGCCTATGTTTAACTTGTTAAGGTCAGAACCAAAACAATTAGCTGTATATACATTACCATTAGCAACTACATTGCATGCTTGGTAAATGTTTCCGTTTTGAGCTACTTGTGCTTTACTTGCAAAGCCTACAAAAATTGCATTCATAATAAACAGTTTAAGAATTAATTATAGTTAAAAGCGGCAAAAAAATAAAGGGGATTACTCCCCTTCTTTAAATAAATGACTAAAGTCCTCTTTAATGATTTTAGCAGCAATAGTTTCCTGTAACTGTTTCATAAAATCAACTAAAGCTTTTCTCTCTATGTCATGCTTCTCTTTAGCTTCTTTTATTTCAGCACTACTATAGTTATGTGCTATCATAAATAGTTGCAAGTCACTATACTCACGTGTCAAGTTCCAAACTTTCTTTTCAAGCATAGCAACTACTTTGATTAATGTTTCTGTGTCCATTTTAGTTAGTTTAAATTAATATTAGTTAAAAGCGGCCTAAGTATTGTGGGTCTGTAGTAAAAAAGAAAAGCAGAATTACTCTGCTTTATCTTTTAACACACACAGCTCAAAGAATATGTACTCACCTGCAGTTGAGGTCTTGTACTTCTTAAGCTTGCCAATGGTGATCCATTGGTTGATTGTCTGTTGCATCTTGGTCAGAGTTTCTGAATCAGTAACCAAGATTGCTTTGAATATTACTTTGTGCATACAAATCAATTTAAAAGTTCAAGAACAGTTAAAAGCGGCAGCAAGTTTTTCCACAGGAATAAAATCTTCCTTCTGCTGTCTGTTTTCAGGTTGGTCCTCAGAATTCATAGGGGGTACCCACCCAGCTCCGCCACCCCGGGGGGTGCTGCGCTAATGGGTCACCTCCCCCTCTTATATATCCCAAAACCCATCCCGTAGTTTATTCTAAAATTTATCCCTACCTTTACCATGCTACAGGTAGATTGCCCTGGGGGGTTTTCTTTTCATTTGTTCCCCCTGGGGTAATCACATAATAAATTGGATATGGCATATATAGAACACAACTTTTTTCCCCTTAAAGTATTTGTTAGAAATGAGTATATGTACCAACATACAAAAGGGCACGGAGAATTTACCCCGGGGGTTATTATATCAGTAAGGTGTATGCCAGGGCAAGCTGCGTTATTTCAAGTACTCTTAGAGAATGGTGTACTCCGGGATAAACTGCCAAGTCATGCACTACTCCATGAGCCAGAGATGCCTAGCCCAGATTTACCTTTTCACTATCTTCAGATATGGAACTGTTTTTCTTATAACTTTACTTTACTTCACTTATCGTATTTGTATGATACCAGAGTAGAGGTCTATATGAAAGATCATAAGTTCTACCCGGGTAGTTATTATGGTACGATCAACTGGGGGTCTAATGATCCTAACACAGATCTATCACTAGCAGAAGATCCACTAGAGCATAAGAGCCACCACATCATTTTACTTGACAATGGTCAGATAGCGTTGCAACCTAATAACCGGATCAAGTGGTCAGAGCCTAGCTTTGTGACTAAACCATTCCCAGAGAAACCAGATTACTTAGTTAACAAAGACTATTATAACTGTGAGGGCTTTGAGAAATGGAGTACAGAAGATTCTGAGAGAATGTTCTATGATAATGAATAATTTGTATATTATATTAAAACTAATATACTATGGCAAAGGCAAAAGAAGGCTTTAATAAGCTAGAGAAGAAGAAGACTTCTCGTCCGGGTGTACATGCAAAGAGCAAAACATCTAAACTTAAAAGTTCTAAGAAGTATAAGAAGTTGTACAGAGGGCAGGGATAACGTGTCTTTAAAAGTACAATACAGTACCTATTTGATACTTATATAACAACTTACAGTTTTTAAACCCCTCACACAGAGGGGTTTTTTATTTAGAAAAGTTTTTTATATTTGTGCTATGGCACAATTGTTTAAAACCAAACCACTTATGATAGAGGCCATTCAATGGAATGGAAATAATCATTTGGAAGTTATGGACTTTTGTGACACTTGTTATTTTACAACTCATGGTCATGTTAAAGATCTTTTATTAGATCCCACAGAAAACAATGAAGTTGTTTGTCTTAATGACTTTATAGTAAGAACAGTAACAGGTAAATATATGGCATATACACCTCAAGATTTTATAAAAACTTTTGAGAATGTATGACAACACAACAGTTGGACATATGGCGCAAACTAACAGCTGAGTCAGAAACCAACTTGGAAGCACGTATTAAATTTGATAAATATATGGAAGAACAACAAGAAGGAATGGTAGGGATTAGAGAAGTAAGAATCCCTACATTTGGAGAACAATTAGTTGGATTAGATTTTAATCCAAGTGGAGATGCAGATGTACATAGAGTAAAAGAATTAGCAGCAGAGATGGCTGAGATTCTAAAGCGCAGATACTCTGAGGATAAAAGAACTCCAGTAAAAAGTCTTTTATTTGATCATGCAGTAGGAGAGATTCTTAATGCTCAAATGAATGTAGTTAAAGTAATCACAATGAACCCAAAAGAAAATGAAACCATTTAAAACATTAAGAGGAAGAGCAATCTTATTAGACCTTCCAAAAAGAAAAGAGTCTGTAATTCAGTTAAGTGCTAAGGATGAAGAAGCAATGATGGCTGATGCAGTAAAAATGTGGAATAAACTAACTGTGTTTGCAGTAGGTGATAAAGTAGAAGAGGTAGCTGTAGGAGACCAAGTCTATGTACGCACCAGTGCACTAAACATGGAAGTAGTAGAGCGCATTGATATTGATGGAGAAGTTAAACTAGTCCTTACTGAAGGAGATGTTGTTATAGTATGGTAAACTTTAGTCAAGAAAGTGAAGAACAGTACAAAAAAGTTGCTTGTTCTAAAACGGAGATCAGTGGCACTCCACTTGATGTATCTAATAGGGTTATTATTGTTAATGA